CATCTCTACTTCGTTTCGATCCATGTCTCCGCCGAATCTACCGCTTGGATGATATTGTTGTTCGTCACTCATAATTATTTTTTAACTAAACTACCACCGAAATACATTCCGATAATAGCAGATACTAAATTAGTATCTAATTGTGTTATTACTAAGCCTTGAAATGTAATCCATTCAAAGACTTCTCTTCCTTCTTTGAAGAACCAAAAGCCAGGTTGCCAATTAGTATAGCCTACTGTTACATCTACTGATGGATAAAACACTGCTACTATCTTGGGCAACACTACTATTGCAAATACAGAAACCAAGGCAATTATTCTGCGTGTCCACGCAAATCCTTTGTCCTTTAAGCCGTGATCGAGAGATTGCTTCTTGGCTTTCATCTCGAACTCGCCTCTTGTAATAAGAAGCTTCTGTTGATCTTCTTTAGCCTTTCTACTTTGCGACCATATACTAAGTACACTACTCAACAAGGTTGAGCCTAGCATTGTAATTATTTCAAATGGAAATCCCATTTAGTACCTCTTCCGCAAGTTGTTCATATAACAAACGAAAATGTTCTAAGCTCATGAAGCCTAAATCTTGTCGGATTTGATGAAGCCTGTATATCTCGTAAGCTTTTTCTAGTTGTTCTTCTGTATATAATAACATAGTATACTGTTATATTTTTATTTTGTCAAGGATTATTTAAAATGGTTTGTAAAAAAGAACCAAACTGTTTTCCGCCTCTAGGAATCTCAGTAGTATCTGCAAGCTTCAAACCATATTCTTTTGCTTGTTTTAATGAATCCACTAATCCATTATTATAAGCAACAATAGCTACTCTATTATCCATTCCTTTAGTCCAAGTTCCTGTACCGCCTTCTCTTCTTAAATTTTTTACAAAGTTTTTATCATTATTGCTTTTAACATCATCAAAAATATCAGTCCATTGTTTAGCGGTCTCAGCGCCAGTATTAAATGCTAAATCCATTAAAGGATATTTATATTTATTAGGTAAGTCTTCCCACACTAAGCCTCTATCTGCTAATTTTTCATTCCAACTCGCTTCAAGAGCTTCATCAGTTTCACGATATATGTCTTGCTCTAATATAAATATTTTATTTTTATCTGTTAAAGGAATATAATTACCATTACTATCTCTAAATTTTATACCGTGAATTTCGCCTACCGCTAATTCATATGGTCTTATCTTGTGTCCATAGGCAATATCTAAAGTTCTTTGATTTTTAGGTAAGTGTTTCTCTTTATCATCATTTGTTGGTATAGGAGTGCTGCCGTGATCACTCTCTCTAAGCTTTAAATTTTCTATAAAAGTTGGAAAATATTCATTCTGTTTTATAGGCGATAATAATTGCTGCATTTGCTCATTAATATTCTTAGAATCTTTTGGTAGTTCATCTAATGCTTTTTTCCACTGTTCTTTTTGCCAAGATTTATTAGCAGCCAGCATAGGTTGTTGCCCTTTACTGTCAATAATTGCTTGTTCAAAACGCTCAATCTTCTGAGGTAGATTTCTCCAAAAACTATTTAAATTAATATTAGAATAATGCCTACTTGTATCTCTAAGATCTTCCATTAATTCAAGATCATCTAAACTTCCACCATCAAGAAGATGTGTATAAGCTCTTACAAATAATTCGTTGTTTCCGTTTTCGTGTCTTAAGCCTTTGCCTGCGGGATGTTTTTCTATAAATCTATGTATTTGCTCGTGTGCAATGTTCGTCCTATCTCTTCTTGTAACAGGTTCTTTCCATTCTATTCTATCTTGCGCTGTTCCATATGCTCCAGACTTACTAACTCCTTTAGTATATTGTCCTTCTGACAAATCTAATATTGTAGCTATGTTTTTTCCTGTATTTCTCCAATGATATTCTTTATCTTCAATATATTTATCTCCTAGTATTCTTTTAGGACTAGGCATCGCGCCTCTAAATTCATTTCTTCTATTTCTTACTCTATTTTCTTGGTTCCAGGCATCTATTTCAGCAATTACAGCCGCTTGGATTTTATTAGGTTCTATTCCTTCTCGCTTTTGGATACTTGAAATAGTAGGCATATAAGGATCTGATATTGAATATGCAGATTGTCCTCTAGGACCAAGTCCTATTTTAAACATACTATCTTGAAAACGCTTTTCTGCTATCGCCTTCTCTTGATACTCTCTAATGTTAGGATCTTCTTGGCGACTTATTAATATATCTATATCTCTGTCTGTATGTCTTCCTGCTTGTATATTTTCTTGCGTTGCTTTTGTTGCATCTTCAGGACCGACCTCATATCCAAATAATTTTTGTAGTGGATAAAACCAACTCATCACTCACCGCCTATTATTTTAGGAATCCAATCATCAGGAAAAGGCAGTTCAGGATTATCTTTCATCCACTGAAGTTTTAATTCTTCGGCGAGTTCTATCTTATAAGGACTATTAGACTCTTCTAATTCTTTAATATAAACTTGAAATTCTTTAAAGTCTGTTGGTATAGGATCCCTTGCTTCTAGTTTTTTTATCTCGTCTGGGTGTCCTTTAGATTTAAGAGCTTCGTCTCCTTCAATACCTATAGCTTTAGCAGTATGTCCTCGTGGTCTGTCTGTAGGAATATCGCCTGTTAGAGGATTTTTTCGTATAGATGTTGTGTGGGAAGGATCTATAACCTTATCAGGATTAATCCACTTAGGACCATATAGTTCTCCTATTTTTTGCTCTATATTAGTTGGCGGTGTAGCGGGATCTAAATAAGAACTGCTCCAAGACTTTAATCCTTTTAGTTTTCCCCACAAAACTTTCGACACAATAGGAGATTTACCCATGTGAAAAGTTCCTTCTACTTCTGGTGATATTATAAGTCTATCATATTCTCCACTATCCATTGCTCTATATATTGCTTCAATATCCTCATTAATTTTTTGTATGTGGCTTTGTCTTCTTTGATTTGTAGGCTCTGTCCAATATTGATTCTTACCTGAAGGATTAGCTTTTGTTCTTATACCTAAAGCATTCGGTAATCCTCTTGCTCTAGCTGCTGAAGAGCCTGTTATATCTGCCATGCTTCCTCGTGTTTCGTTATCAGCAAAGATCCAGAGAGTCTTAGGCTTATCTGACATCGCTTGTCTTATTTCTGCGTCTGTTTTTAGAACAGGCTTATGCTGTCCTTTGTCAAAGACTATTGCTTTTTTACCATCCTTTACGGCTGTTGTTTTACCAAGAATAGTATTTAATTGTTTCTGTTCTTTTATACCGCCTGATTTTAGTATTCCCCATTTTAATCGAGCTTCAAAATTTTTGAATAGTCCAGCGTTTTCCTTTTTATTTAATGTTGATATTCTATTACCAGCCACGTTTAAAGTTTTTATTTTATTATTTCTTAACCACGCAGCTAACGCATCAGATGTTGGATTAATGATATACGGTTTCTTTTTTTGTTCTGCTGTATTTCTTGTTAATATAGAACCCGCACTATCTAATCCTCCACGTTCATTAACAATAGAAAAAATAACAGTACCATCAGAATCCATTACATTTTGTACTGTTCTAGGTCTATAAGATCTTTCAGCATGTTCTCCTAATCCATATTTATCAGCAAGGTTTTTACCATATGCTCCGCCGTCTGGTATATCTGTTCTAAAGCCTTTAGGCATTGTACCACCTGTTTCATAACCTATTTCAGCACCCACTTTTAATCCTAATTCATCAACACCAGTCTGTCCGCCTGAGATTATTTTGCGTAAAGGAGTTCTTCTTGTTAAAAAAGAAGATAATATTTTAGCTATTCCACCAAATGCATATCCTTCTCGTTCGAAGCCTAAGTTTTCCATTTGTACGGAAGTTGGTTCACTGTTGTTATTCGCGTATATTATTCCATCATAACCAATATCTTTTAAAGTTTCTCGAATCTTATGGCTCGATACAACATTTAGAATTTTATTCAGGTGCGGTATATTTTCTTTATTGTTTATTACTTGTTTTCTTAAGCCATGCTCAAATAAAAGATGCTCAATATGATCTTTAGCTTTAACCGCGTCTACAATAGAACTGTTTAATATTTCTTTTTTTAATTCTTTATTATTTTCTACTTCTTCAATAAATTTAAAACCTTCAAGAGGCACATCCATGTCTGCTATATTTAAAGGATTAACTAAATTTACATATCCTTTTAAAGAGTTTGTTGATGGATTACTGGAGACATGTACTCCAATAGTTTCAGAATCTCTAAAGTCTATTAAGTCTTGATAGTTTGTATTCTCTTTTATCTCTCGATACATAGGCTCTTTAATGCCTACTGCTTCTTTTCTTAATTCTTCTTCGGGATAACCAGCTATAAAAGAATTATCTTCTAATATAGGAGCCTGTTTTCTCAAATCTTTTGTTAAGAAAGCATATGTTTCTTGTGTTGCTCTATCAACAGCACCGCCTTCTGCAAAGGTTACTCTATCTTCAACATCTTGTCCTAAGACTCCTGCTTGTATGTGATATGGTAGACCTGTCATGCGATCTACACGCTCATCAGGTTCTTTAGGAACTCGTGGTACGTTTGTTACAACACCGCCTTTAGCGGCGTAATATCGCGGCTCTTTTCTTTTAACATTAGGAAAAGGATTATAAACTTTAGAAGGTTCTTTTGCCTTCTCTACTCTTCCTGTTCCCCATATAGCATCATCAACAGCCTTACCTTGATCTCTTATGGATTTTCTAGCTTCCCACGGTAGCGCACTATACATAGGTATATTAGAAGAAAAGATTTCAAATGGTCTTTTTCTATATAATAAACCATCTAAGATATCTTGAGCTATAGGACCAGTAGGTGCTTTAGCTAATGAGCCTATCATTCCACTACCTACTTCAGCATTTTCTTTAAAGCGGTGTGCATAAATCATCGGACCTAAACCTCCCCAACGATCAATAGAGTCCACCAATATTTCACCTGGTTCTTTTTCTAAACTTGTTCCGCCACTACGTAAAGCATTAGTAAATGTAGCAGTCGCTGTCATTAATAGTGCAGCAGAAACAATTTTTGGAGAACTTATTAATCTTTTATCTTTAGCATCTCTAAAAATATCAGATGCAAAGTTTTTCAAAACAGTATTATTAAATGCTGTAGGATAACTAGCAAACTGAGTAAGTGCTTGTCCTGCAGGATGGCTATACCACAAAGGTTTATTAGCTTCTGTAATATCTGGATTAAGAATAATTTCTCTGGAGAATCTATTGGCGCCTCTTAAATAATTATTATCGTAGAACTCTAGATGTCTTGCTTTGAGTAAATTAAATTCTCCATCCACTAATGATCCATTATAGAAATCTATTAAAGGTCCATAAGCTTTGCCATCTTTTCCAATTCTTACATCTTGACCAAGAGATTTCATTTCATCTACTAATCTATTTTTATATGTAGTAGATAGTTTTCTTCCCATTAAAGTTTGATCAGTTGCTAGTTGCTTAGCATTCTGTAATATTAATCTTTTACCTGTGGTGAAAGCAGCCAATTGAACGGCACCTGTCCATTGTGTTAATAATGTAGTTTTAAAGAAGCCTCTAGCTATTCTATTAACTGTATTATTTGTGGAGGCTCCACCATATAAGCCTTCTAATCTATCTATAACTGCTTGTTCTAAAGCTAGTCCTACTTTATAAGCTTCTTGCCACGCATAATCAGGCATATCAGGATCAAACTCTTTAGCTCCTAAATGCTTACCGCCAAATTGTCTCTGTACGCCTCTCGTAATATCTGTATATATTTTTTTACTTTGTTTAGCCATTGCTACTCCAAGATCAACAGCCGCTTGTGGAGTATCTTGTCCTCTTATTCTACTTATAAGTATTAATGGTTCTGTTAAACTAGACAATGTAGCAAGAGGTAAATGTGCTAATTGCTGTGATAACTTAGCAATATCTACAACGAATCTTCCTTTCCCTGTACCAAAAGGAGTAGGAGTACTTACACCACCAATTCGTTCATACCATTCTATTAGTAAATCTTCAGTCTCTTTTGCCAATTTTTCATCCATCCCGCTTTCTCTAAGTTCTAGCCGTACAGGTTGAATCCATCTTTTATAAAAGACATCTAGGCTTCGTCCAAAAAATTCTTCTCTCTTTGATAAAAGTGCGGCGCTCGTGATGTATTCATTCATGACATGTTCTACACGAAAATCCATAAAGCCTCCTGGTAGAGCGCCGTCTTTAGGTAAAAACTCATGGTCTGGAATACCGCTAAACACTCTAGATTTTAAATATCCAGTAGCTCCTCCTAATTGTCCTCCATGCTTTCCTGTCTTTATGGTTTGTTGTGGTCCATTAGCGCCTCTAGTTTCAAAAGGACTGTATCTATGTGCTAATATATCTTCTATTATAGCATCTGCTTTTAAGTCTATAGCTAATTCCATGTTACCATCTGCTTCTTCTAAAAAGTTTCTGCCAAAGACTGCCGTATCAATCGGTCTTGCTTCTTTTGGAATACCTTTAACTAAGTCACCGTACTCATTAAAATATTCTTCGTATACTTTATCATCAAACTCGTTCCTTGGTTTTGCATAGACACCATCAATCATGTTTCCGTTTTCATCTAGTTTTCCATATGTCTTAAGAAGATTTTTAAATCCTTCTCTATCTGCATCTATAAGATCATGTTGCAATCTACGCGCAAAGTAGTTTTCAATTTTTGCACTAGGAGCTATTAATTTTTGTTTAATTAATTCTTCATGTATTTCATTATTTATTATTTTTATTTTATTAGCTGCTTTTTTTATACCGCTTGTTATAGCTACTTGTTCTCCTCTCCAAAGAACTTCTGTTCTTTTAGGATCTAGAATACGATTTATTAACATCCAATTTTCTTTATGATCTAATTTTTTATTTGTAAAAGAAGGCAGCCATGAATCATGTTTTGCATAACCAGTTCTATGCACTGAAAATAATGCATCCTCCAAGTCTGTTTGCCATTTTGCTTTTAATGAGTTCATGGACTCACCAAAAGAAAACTGTTCTAATACTCTAGACGGATTAAAAATAGACCGATACCAATCATATCTAAAGTGTCCTAATAAAAGACGAAGGGTATGAGATTGCTTTGCTCTTTCTTTAAAGCGCGTTACAGACTTACCAATTGTTGCTGATGTTCCTTTATACATAGTATCCAGAAAGCTATTAAAAGAATTATCTAGATGCTCATCTAAGATTTGTTGTTCTTCAAACTGTGATTTAGATGGATTTTTATCTAGCTTTGGATTGTATCCAGTATCGTCTATTGATCGCCAATCAATAACTGAATCATAATCCTCCATGACCGCTCTTTTAGAGGCGGTGGCATTAAGAATAGATACTTCATCTGAAACTCTTGCCATTTTTCTAAAGACTAATGGTGAAGCAGCCGTCATTAGTCCTATTGAGCCTGTCATAATTCCTGTAAATCCTGCTCCTAAAGATGCAGATAACGCAACAGATGTAAGATCAATATCATCTCTTAATCCTAGTTCAACATCTCCTTGTTGTAAAAAATAATCATGCGGTCCTGCCCACGCCGCGCCTTCCACCGCGCCATATAATGCAGCTTTTCCAACAGCAGACTCTCCTTTCTTTTTACCTAGAACACGGTGTTTCAGTTTGGCGCGTGCAGTCTTTTTAAGTCCTTGTCTAACAGCAGAACTTATGGCTGCTTTAGCTGCTAAAGATTCTCCCATTGTAACAGGCGCAACAGCAACAGCAAGTAAATTTAAAGGATCAGCAACTAAATCAATAGTTAAATCTTTTGCCATTCTTAAACCCTGTCGCAAACCACCAACACTTGCTTTATCAAAAGACTCTTTTAAATATATATAATCTTCTTTAGCTTGATCTGACCAGTTTTTCATTTGACCAGCACGTGCTAAAGCACTCGTTAAACTAAAATTAACATCGCGCAAGTACTCAAACATATCTTCATCATCGCCGATTTCTTCCATGAAGCGCTCTGCTCTCATGCTAAATTCAGGATTATTTTCTAATTGATCTAGCGTATACTCAGCACCAAGACTTGAAGAAACGGTAGGTTCTTCTTCTTCATTTGTTTGAATAATATTATTATAATCCTCAATAGAATCTTGAGGAATGATACGCTCTTGGCGTATTGGAATGTTGTTGGAATCTGTTTGGCTATTAATAAGATCAATAGCATTAGAATTTAATATAGACTTTTCTTCTTCTTCAACTGCTCTATCCTTACTTAAACTAGCCATGTGCTTATTGAAAGCTTCCCAAGCTTCGTTTTGAGGAAGATTAAATCTAACTCTAGCCATGATTATTCTCTATCTAAAAGAGATGTTATCTGAGGAATATCATATTGATCTATTTTTCTTTCTGGATATATTTCATCTAAGGGTGTCTCTTTTGTAAAGTCTTCATATGCTGATGTGTCTGTTATTGAAGTATAAGGCATTCCAAGCACCGCAGACGTAGTTACAGGTTGATATAATGAAAACTTTCCTGATCTGTAAGAATCTAATAAATCTCCCTTGTCTTCTGTATCAGAAAATATCTTATTTACTCTATCATCATTTAACATAACTTCTAAAATCTGTTCACCTTCTTGTCCGTAGCCTCTGTCCTGTACATCATTTAAATAATTTGAAACTACTATACGTGCGTTATCTATAGATTCTGCATCTGCGTATTCTATAAGTCTAAGTAATTCTTCTGAATAAACAGGCTTTCCATCAGGACCTACTTCTCGAATTGCAGGTGTATAATGAGCGCTAAGTCTATCTATATTTTTAGGTATAAGATTTGATTTTCTTTCTTCTCTTATAGAAGGACGCCAAGCTCTAGGTCTTGCTGCATCTATTGCAAGTTCTCCTGCTATAAAGCCTGGTTCACCTGGTTCTAAAGTCCAACTAGGTCCTTTTCCACGAAACGATGTATTTATATAGTCTTCTGGTGTAGCGGCTGCCCACGCATTATTAATAGTAGATAAATATGCAGCTTTATAAATATCTGTTGGTAATGCCTTATCAAAATTTAATTTTGGATTAGATATTTTCATTTGCGCTATTGCTGCATCTCTTAAAGTTTGATCTCTTCCTTCATAATGATCAACTAAAACTTGTGCTTGCGCTAATATAGTATTACCATATTTCTGATCTAAATCTGTTCCTTCAGCGTTGAATATTATTTTGTGTGACATTTCTAATAATCTAATTTGGTGTGCATATGCTTCACCTAAAGAGGTCTCCTGACCACTAACAAACACTCGTTGGCTTAGTCTTTCAAGTTCTGCTGGTGAACCACTACTTAATGCTTCTTTTCGTTCTTGAATAACTTGTTGTGATATTCTATTAAATCTACCTTTGGCGGGATCTTTTTCCATTGCGGTTTCATTCATTCTTGCTTTGTCCATTGCACGATCTGCTAAACTACCTCGTAAATCTATCATTATTTCTTTTAGTTTAGGAGCCATAAACTGATCAAGATCTGTTACCTCTAATACCTTTTTTATTCCTTCCACTTCAGTAGGATCTCCCTTACTAAATATAGTAGCTTCTCCTTTAAATAGATTTGAAATTGTTGGAATTAAACGTGCTTTACTACCTAGTTCTCTTTCTTTAAGGATTTTATTTTTTAATCTATTTCCTTGTAAAATATTAGTATCAACACTGAACATTTGATTCAGTGCTTCTTCTGCGTCTGTTCCAAAATAATCCATAGCACCCGTAGTTATAACTTGCGCTCTTGTTTTTCCTGCCCACTCTTTATTACCTAAAGCTATAGCGTCTTGTGTTGATAATTTTCCAAAAAAATATGGAGCCATGTATTTATCTACTTTACTTCGCACCTCCATCTCAAGTATTCGCATATCCTCAAGCTCTTTTACTAAGGTTGGATTTTGTTTCTGTATTATAGCTGTTAATGCATTTGCTGCGCCTTCTCTAAATATATTAATCTGCTCGGCATTATTATCATAATCTTGGTATTTATCCCAAGCATCATCTGCCAATAAAAAGTCTTTATCTAATCCGCTATATATCTGCGCTATTGATTGCATTTCGGTTGCTGCTTTAGAGTCAGACATTTTTTGTACTAGCTCTAATTGGTCTACTTCAAGTAGTCTATCTTTAAGTGCTTCTTTAAACATAGCTTGCCCGCCTAAAAGAACAGCAAGTATTTTATTTATTTTATCATCTTTGCGTGTTCTTCTTCTAATTCTTTTTTCACCCGCAGCTTTTTGACCGATCAACATACTGCCTAATGATTCCATAGACATATTTTTATAATTATTTAAATCTGGCATTTTATTTCCTTTGTTCTAATAAATTTGTGGGTATTGGTTCTTCTTCAGGCTTAGCCATTAAACTTTCAGTATCTATAGCAGCTAGTTTCTGTGCTATTTCAGATTTACTAATTGTATTTTTAAGACTAGGGGATATATTTTTATTAGTGAATAGTTTCTGTATTCCTGCGTCTATATCTTCTCTATTCTCTTCTGCTGAAATATCGCTATCCATATCTGCATCATACTCTTCCTCTTCGCCTTTGTATATCTTTGGATCTATTCCAAAACGATCAGCGATTGCCATTATAAAATACATAGTTGGTTCTATTAACATCATTAATAAATCAGGATTATATTTTCCTTCTGAAAAACCAGTAATCAATACTATACTAGTAATTTCCGAAACAGGTATATCTCTTTGTAATAAAGTTACAATAGATTTTAATGTTTCTGGTTCTAATAACTCTAAAAACATAGCTTCTGATGCTTCTCTAAAGCCAGCATATTTAGGCGGTCCATCCCACTTCATCTTACTCTCAGGACTTGCTGTCATAGATTGACCAGGTATTGCTCCTTCGAACATGTTAATTTGTGGTGGTTGTTCTATTGCCATTTTTTACTCCTATCCATAATTCTCTGCATTATCATATAAATATTGATCAAATGTATATCCGTAACCAGGCATCTGCATTGCATGATTAAAATAATCTGTTTGTCCTGTAGGTGGAGCATAACCAAAGCCTGTTAAATAGCGCTCTGCTAATGTAGTAAATGTATCTGTTGGTTGTGCAGAGTCTCCTGTAAAAGCTAAAGTATCCATATAAGTAGGCTGTTCAGTTTGTTGAAGCATAGCATTAGATATTCCTATATTTTCATTATAAAAAGGTTGTTCATAATCTGGCGTTCCTCTAATTGCTGAGTATGCACTATAAGCTTCCATTCCATATTTTCCTGCTGTACCAACGTCTCCCCAAGAACCTACTCTAGGTACTGCTATTTGAGAGCCTGTAGAAGATAAAATGTAATCGCTTGCTGTATAGCGTGCGCCTGTTGCAGGATTTGTACCTGAAGGAATCTCTAATCCTTGATTTTCATATGTTTGATATATTGTATTGCCTTGAGCATCTACTTTTTCCCATCCTCCAACAGGTCGATTAGCTAGTTTTTCTTGCCATTCTAGTCTTTTATCTCTGACATTCTTTTCCCACCAACCTTTTTCTTCTGTGGGTGCTAATAGACTGCTTATCTCTTCAGGAGCAATAGGCTCCCACTTACCTGTAAGATTATTAAACTTCTTACCTGGTTGATCTGCAAAAACAGTATCGGGTTTTAAATCACGACTGAAGTCTCTAGGAGATCCATCATATGCAATACTTGCCGTCTCTGTATTCATTAATGGTGAAGATTGATAATCTTTTTGACCTAGTAAACTTCTATGTACCCACTCATCAAAAGCGCCAGTAAGTGTTTTTTCTTTTAATGGAGCGCCTATTCCCCACGTTGCTTTAGTGCCAGGCTTAAATCCTAAACCTTCACCAGCCATCCACTTTTCCTTACTAAACATTAATTTTCCAGGATCTGCCATACCAAAAGCCTGTCCAATTTTATTTAAGCCGTGTTTAAAAACATCCGTTATGCTTTTATATACAGATTTTCCAAAATTAGCAGCCTTCATAATACCATTACCAACTGATTGTAAAAATGTAGCGGCGCCTGTTGGTAACATCGACATAACTCCTTGTGCCATTGTACTCATCCAATTACCAAACCAAGCACCTATAGGTCCTCCCCAAATCATTAAAGCTAATGTTCCTACCCAACCAAGCTTATCAAAAGCTTTTCCAATAGGCTTTAAAACTTTTCTTAGTACTTTTCTAATAGGCTTTGTTGCCCATTTAATTGCTTTACCTACTTTCCTTACTGTTGTCTTGAAAAATCTTGGTGTTATTTTACTTAATAATCCCATCTTTTAGTTCCTCTATAATTATGATCCTGTCATGCTTGTTATTAGTGTGCTGAAACCGCTCCAGTTCTCAGACCAACCATCTTCCCCTGCTGCTGCTTCATTACCTAAAGCTGCTACAATTAAAGATGCTTTTCTTTGTTGATCATTGTCATATGTTTTAAAACTATAATCCATTTGATCTCGAAGTTCTTGCCACATAAATGACATCGCTTGATTACTCATACCAAAAGCATTCTGCGCGTTTTGTTGGTTAACTGCGTTGATTGCGGCGGTATCTATTTTGTTAGCATCCCTACGCCAGTTCACATTGAATTGCTCGATAACATTTGATTGTTGTGTATTAAACTGTTCTCTGTTATAATCTTGTTGATCATTAAATTTAGATACATCTGTTTGCATCTGAGCCTCTAACATATTAGCTTGTTGTATGTTGCCAATTCTTCTAGCCTCTGCAGCATTCTGCTGTGTTGCATTGAATTGTTCCATGGCATCGTTTCTTTGTGTGTTTGTTAGTTCTATTTGTTGTGCTAGTCCAGTCATATATTGATCCAACTGGTTCTGTGAGGCGGCATTGAACTGTTCACTTGCATTAAACGCTGCTTGATCACTTAACAGAGCTTGTTGTCTCATTTGAGCTGCCACTACAAACGATTGTTGTTCGTTATTTAAATTAGCCATATCCATTTGTAAAAAGTTTTGTGCGTTTGTTATAGATAGTTTGGTTCTTTGATCAACCGTTGCCATATCTAAAGATGCCATAGCTGTTGCATTCTGCATAGCTGCTTGTTGTTCTTGGCTAAAATCTTGTATTGTTATAGACTGCATGAATTTACTATTGGCTAATTCTGTTTGTTGTTCTGCGCTAAAATTAGCCATATCCATACCAGCAATTACCTGTGCGTTCTGCATAGCTATTGCTTGATCTGAGCTTAGCTGTGCAACACCCATTGCATTTGCTAAGTTTGCATTCGTTATACCCACACGCATTTTAGCTTCAAGATTTGCCAGTTCAATCTTTTCAGCGCTTGACATTGTTTCTGCGGCTGCTTGATTCTTTGCTGCAAGATTAGCCAGTTCAAGACGTTCGGCTGAAGTCATGTTGGCTTTTTCCATATCCTGCGAAAAGGCAGCATTCTTAGCCATAAAGTCTGCGGCTGTTTGGAATTTAGCTAGATTTACTTGTTGTTCAGCGCTAAATTCTGCTCCTAATCTATCAGCTTCTACTTGAAGATTTAGAGCTTCCATCTGTTGTTCGTTAGATAGATTGGCTAGGTTTGCTTGTTGTTGTTGAGCAGCAGTTTGTTTTGCAGCTTCTTGTTGGTTCTGTAAGTTCTGTTGTCTTGTTTGTTGTTGTAATTCTGCTGTTCGTATGCCTGCTTGTTGTTCAAAAGTTCCTTGTTGTATAGAAACTTGTTGTGCCATTTGTGCTGATTGACTAGCGGCTGTTTGACTATTAGCAACATTAGTCATACGTCTTTGCATGTCTTGTTGTGATACAGCTAGATTAGCTTGTTGCTGATTGCTTAAATTCTGTGTAGCTCTTTGTTGTAGTGCTTGTGCATTACTTTGTGCCATCGGTAAAGCAGTTTGAATAATAGCATTAAATAAAGAATCTCTAGCAACTGTAGAGACATCTAATCCTCTTTGTGCCATCATTTCCTGTACAGATGCCACGGCTGGTCTTGCCCATATAGGTGTTTCACCCTCTTCCATACCTGCAAGAAGTGTTTCCATCTGTGAAGAAACTAAAGCTTCTGTAGGTAATGCAGCTACCGCAGCCTGAACACTTACATCTTCATTATCTATTTGTGCTGTAACTGTTGCGGGATCTGATATAATAGCTTCTGCTATTTGCGGCGGAAGATCTCCTGTTTCTGCTATCATAGAAGCAGCCGCGCCTGTACGCGCAGTTCCTGTCACTGCTTGTCTAGTAGCTGCTTGTAGTGTTGGAATACCTCCTATCTGAGATGCATCTCCTTCTGATGCAGAGCCTGTAATTGCTTGTCGTGATTTTGATTCTGCTTGCGGTGTGTCGGACATCTGCCCGCCAATGCCTGTTTGTTTGTCTGCTATTGCTCCTGCAGAAAGAGTTCCAGTAATAACATCTGCTTTAGCTTTTTCTAAGGCGGCGTCACTTGGCATACCTGCGGCTTCTGCTCGTTCAGTTAATTCTCGAATCTCATCTGCTGCGGCTTCTCTTGTAACTTTACCTTCTGCTGTTCTTGGACCTCTTGTTTTTTCTACTACTCTTTGAATGCCTGCTCTTTTTGCAGGTTTTGCTCTTTGTGTTCTTGCTCTCTCGGCTCTTCCAGTTGTTACTGTTTCTGCTCCTGTTGGACCAACTGTTCCTGCAACTGCACTGCCTGTATCGTCTCCCATAAGAGTAGCATCAGCTTCGTAGTCTTGAGTATCTAGAGCTACTTTAATTTTTTGACCATCAGGACCATATGCCCATCTAAATTCTTGTGGTGGTGGTCTTCCTCTTTCAAATCTTGAATCTGCTGAAGGTGCAGATCTTCCTCTTCGAGGATCAAAAGGAACACGAGGATCAATAGGAGGATCAATTCCTATATCATCGTCTGGATACTTTACACCTTCAAGTGGCTCAAAACTAAAGCCTTCTGGAAGTCCTTTTTGTAATTTTCGTGGTGTAGGAATCTTAGCTTCACCCTTTAAGCCTTCTCCTCTAGCTGCTTCTTCTATTTGTTTTCTAGCTGTTTCTGCTTGTTCTTCTGTTGTAGCACCATAAGGAATATTTTCTGTATCTGGAAAAGGATTCTTTGGAGAACCGCCGCTTCCACCAGTATTATTTCCAGAGCCTCCCTCGTGTCCATCGGCAAAAGGATCATGAGGGGTCCATGTGTTTCTCTCCTCATCATGCTCATGATTTAATAAAGGAGGCTGATCTCCTTTATGTAATCTTACACGTCCGCCATTTCGCATATCTACACGTTTACCTTTGTTATATCTCTTTCTTGTTTTATGCATTATTTACTCTCTTCAAATAACCTATCCAATTTTTGTTCTAACTTTTCTAAGACCTTCATAACTTTTTCCATATCATATTCAAATGTATCTCTTGATACGTAGTCTTTAGCCATCTCTTCTCTTGTTTTATTGATAAGAATGTCAAGCCTTTTTAATTCTGTACTATTTGTTCGTATAGCGTACAATACTGGTGCTACCACAAGAGTAAGCACTATATTCCAGACTATATAACTGGATAGTTCCATCAATGTTCTTTTTTAAGAACTAGGTACTGCAAAATCAGTATCTGGTACAGGTGGTACTACAGGATTCGTTATAACACTGTCTACTTGACTAGCGAATACTGCATCCCA